AATCAACCATTTGACTACAGAGGATCCTTGAGTTATCTTAATAAGGCAAGAAGACTTAGAGAGGACACATGATTTTCCAGACACTTGACGACAAGTCAGAGTGTGTTGGTGTTTACGTTGACGGAAAGCTCCATTTTGACGGCATTCCTGACGATTTGACGAAAACATGGCGATACACTGGCTCGGTGAAGAACGATGCTGTTGAGTATGCTTGGCTATATTGCGGAGGAAAAGACCTTCAACAAGCCTGCCCCGACGACCTAAAAGAACAACTTAACGAAGTTCAAAAGACTTTTAAAGCGTATCTCAAATCATTTCAGATTGCGAAGATCAATCTCAGGGATAACTGTTTCTTCGATCTCGTTCCAACAGACTTTCTCATGGAGTTCTGCGAGGTCCGCAACAAGATTACCCAGCATGTGTTTGATACCAATTCTCGCCCTGAAAACTATGATCATCTTGATCGAGCATATAAATTGCTTCACAAAATCAAATACCAGAAGCTGAATATCAATGTAGATGGGTGTCGCCACCTGATGAGCACCACAAGCGACCGAGAAGACATTAGGATGCTTGTAAAAAAGAAATCGCACTACGTTGATTACAATCTTTTTGGAACCGTTACGGGGCGTCTCACAACCCGTAGAGACAGCAATCCTATCTTGACCATGAAGTCAAAGTTCCGAGAACTAATCAAGCCAACCAACAGTTGGTTTATGTCTCTGGATTACAATGGTGCTGAAATCAGAACGTTCCTGGGTCTTTCTGGTCACGAACAGCCAGAAGAAGACATCCATAAATGGAACATGACCCACCTGTATGGCGGCTCTCCTATTGATCGAGAGGAAGCCAAGGTAAGGTTCTTTTCTTCATTCTATAATCATAACGATAATTCCCTCGACGGTTCGGTTTATAGCCGAAAGCAAGTTATGGATAAGTATTATGATGGTGGTAAGGTAAAAACACCCTTCGGTAGAACAATTGAGGTTGATGACCGCAGAGCCTTTAACTATGTGATCCAAAGCACCACGGCAGATCTAACAATCGATCGTGCTATTGAGCTTGATAAGGTACTTAACGGCTGTAAAACCAAGGTTGCGTTCATTATTCACGATGAAATTGTTCTTGACGTTCACGCTGAAGACAGATACAAGATACCTGAGTTAAAGGAGGTGTTCCAAAACACTAAACTTGGAAGATTTAGAGCAAATGTAAAAGCAGGCAAGAATTACGGTATGATGAAGGAGATAGAGCTATGATTTCGCTGATAGGCATAGGCGAGGCAGGCTGTAATGTGGTTTCTCTGTTTGAGAACCACAAGGAATACAATTGTTTTTTGTTTTCTCCTGATCAAGAGAACACAAAATACACACGAAAGTTACCGAAAGTAGCAAAAGAAGAAGATTGTGAGGGAGAGGCACCCAAATTATCTTCATACAAGACAAAAGAGGCAATACAAGACAGAGTTCAGGTGTTCCTATGTGGTTCATCTTTCTCTGCGAACTATACATTAGCAATACTAGAGCAGATAAAGGAAAGAAAGATAGACATCTTCTACATCAAACCAGATGTAGACCTCTTGATTGGGGATGTAAGGCTACAAGAGAGAGCAATCTTCGGCATTCTACAAGAATACGCCCGTTCTGGATTGTTTAATAGTTTCACCATCTTCTCCAACCCAGCGATCGAGAAGACAATAGGCGAGATCCCAATAAAAAAATACTTTGAGATGATAAACAAAAACATTTATTATGCTGTTCATTATCTAAATGTGTTTGACCATACGACACCCCTCGTGGGTAACCTAAGCAAACCAACAGAAGTGCAAAAAATACGTACTATTGGGATCATTTCAGTAGATAAATTAAGTGAGCAATGGTACTATAAAATGCAGGAAGATCGCGATGTAGCCTACTATTTATGTATAGCAACTGAACGCTTAGAGAACGATGGAAAACTTCATTCAAAGGTGGTCCAGAGTCTCAAAAGCAAACCCCGAAATGCTTTTAAGAATGTGACTTATGCTATCTATGAGTCACCCTATGAGACCGACTTCGGATTTTGCGTAGCACACACAAACTTTATTCAAGGATTATCGCTTGACAGCAGAGGCTGAGCAAGTTACATTACAAATGAGCAAGGGAAAGCTCTAAACATCACCCAAAAGAAATACGCTTGACAGGACTTGGAGAGCGTGTTACATTGAGATGGTAAGGAACGCTTACTATACTATACCCAACAACAAGGAGACTATAATGGGAATCAACATGGAACTTATGCGGAAGAAGCTCGCCGCACTTCGTGGAGAAGGAAAGGGCGATCGAACCAGTGTGTGGTTCAAGCCAGATGAGGGAGATACTGATGTGCGTATTGTTCCTTCGCCAGATGGAGATCCACTTAAGGAAATTTTCTTTCACTATAACATTGAGGGGCACAAGGGCGGCGTTATGTGCCCGAAGCGCAACTTTGGAGAAGAGTGCCCAATCTGCGACTTTGCCTCAAAGCTTTGGCGCGATGGAACCGATAACAACGACGAGGAGACCAAGAAGCTTGCTAAGAGCCTATTCGTCCGTACTCGTTACTTCTCACCTGTAGTTGTGCGTGGTCTTGAATCTGAGGGAGTCAAGGTCTATGGCTACGGCAAGACCGCTTACGAACTACTTCTCGGCTACATTCTTGACCCGGAGTACGGAGATATCACCGACCCCGAGGGTGGTACAGACATTACTATCACCTACACCAAGCCAACCCGCCCCGGTGCATATCCCCAGACCAACATGAAGATGCGTCGTAACACGAGCACTCTTCTACCGGACAAGGACGCAATCCCTGGTCTGCTCCAGAACATGCCCGACATTGACGCTCTGTTTACTCGTCATACTGCCGCCGAGGTTGGTGCTATCCTTGACTCAATGCTATCAGGCGATAGCTCCGCAGAGTCTCGTTCTCGTGAGACTACGCAGTACAGCAATACCCAGAAGTCAAGCGTTGATAAGGCATTTGACGAACTAATGGCTGGCTAGTAAAAGCGTATCGCTCCAGTCGCCCCCACCCCTAAAAAGGTGGGGGTTTTTGTTTGCACTTTTGCTTTTGCTATGTTATAATTACTAATGAGCTTCGGCTCAAAATTAAAGAAAAATAAAGAAAAGTAAAGTTAAATTAAGGAGAACTATATGGCTAAAGCAAAAGCTAAGGCTGGACGTGTATCTATGTCTGACCTTAGAGCGATGATAAATAAAAAGGCAGGTCGCAATGTCGCTCACGACCTACGAGAAGACAACCCAACAGAGGTCAAGGAGTGGATCCCAACAGGTTCACGCTGGCTTGATTCTATTATCTGCAAGGGCAAGTATGCAGGTATTCCAGTCGGTAAGGTAACAGAACTTGCAGGACTTGAGGCAACAGGCAAGTCCTTCCTCGCTGCCCAATGTGCCGCTAACGCACAGAAGATGGGTATCGGGGTTGTGTATTTTGATTCAGAGTCTGCAATTGATCCAACTTTCTTGGAGAAGGCTGGTTGTGATCTTGGAACCATGATGTATGTTCAGGCGCAATCTGTTGAATTTGTGCTTGAGACAATAGAAGAAATTCTAGGGGCAACCGATGATAAGATGCTCTTTATCTGGGACTCTCTCGCATTCACACCATCTATCTCAGATGTTGAAGGCGATTTCAACCCACAATCTTCAGTCGCAACAAAGGCACGTATTCTTGCAAAGGGTATGTCAAAGTTGATTGTGCCTCTCGCAGACAAGCGTGCAACATTCCTTGTCCTCAATCAGTTGAAGACTAACATTCCACAGGGACCAATGGCTCGCCAGATTGCAATGACAACCCCTTACATCACCCCCGGCGGTAAGGCAATGCACTACTCTTACTCTCTTCGTATCTGGCTTACAGGTCGCAAGAGTAAGGCAGCATACGTCAATGATGAAAATGGTTTCCGTATTGGATCCGAGGTCAAGGTAAAGTTAGAAAAGTCTCGCTTTGGTACACAGGGTAGAACTTGTACTTTCCGTATTCTTTGGGGCACAGACAACATCGGTGTTCAAGACGAAGAGAGTTGGTTTGAGGCTCTTAAGAACTTTATGACTGTTGCTGGTTCTTGGTATACTCTCGAACACAAAGGCTACTCCAAAAAGTTTCAGCCAAGCAAGTGGAAAGACACTCTTGAAAACGATCCAGAATTCCGTCAGCACGTTATGGACTTTATGGACGAAGTGGTCGTCCAGAAGTTCGATAAGCGCGAAGGTGAGGCATCTGATTTCTACGAAGTAGACAAAGCCTCTTGACAGCGAGCCTCCACCCTGTTACATTAAGGGTGGAGGTATTGCATGAAGCGTGTGCTAGTTATTGACGCCCTCAACATGTTCTTGAGGGCGTTTATCGTTGATCCGAGCCTGTCCAATCACGGACAGCCAATCGGTGGAATCAAGGGATCGATGAAGATCCTACAAAAGTTGGTGAGAATCACCAAGCCAAACGAGATTGTGATCTGCTGGGACGGGCCAAATGGTTCTCAAAAGCGCAAGTCTCTTGATTCCAATTATAAGGAAGGGCGCAAACCTTTGCGCCTAAATCGTGCTGTTCATAATTTAACCGAGAATGAAGAATTGCAGAATAAATTGTGGCAGCAGATGCGGACGATTGATTATTTTAATCAAATGCCGATTATCCAGCTTATGCTTGAGAGAGTAGAGGCGGACGACATCATTTCGTATGTCTGTAATTCTCAACACTACGATGGGTGGCAAAAGGTCATTGTCTCAAACGACAAAGACTTTCTACAGCTATGTGATGAAGAGACTGTTGTGTATCGCCCTACAACAGATAAGATCGAGACAAAGAAGACCGTAATTGAGAGCATGGGTGTTCATCCAACCAACATGGCTCTTGCTCGCGCAATGGACGGCGACGCCAGCGATAATTTACCGGGAGTTCCTCGTGTTGGTATGAAAACAATTGCTACAAAGCTGCCTTTCATGGGTGAAGATCGAACGATTACGATCGATGAATTGATGGAATACTGCGAGAACATAGACTCAAAATTAAAAGTCTATAAGAACATTCAAGAATCTAAGTCTCTAATTGAGCACAACTACAAGATGATGCAGTTGTATGCTCCTCTTATCTCGGTTCAGGGCAAGCAGACAATTGATTACTCGCTTGAGAACTTTGAGTGCGACTTCAACAAGACTGAACTACTGAAGCTAATGATGGAAGATGGATTTGGAGAACTTAACTGGGAAGAACTAAAGACTTTCTTGAACAAGATCTCTAGAGAGTGTAACGAGAGTTGATACTATTTATTACCGAGGTGTAGTAAATGGAAAAGCAATTCTCTAAGTTTATAGATAAGAAAGACTTCTTCTTTCAGCTAGGTCAAAAAGACGGACAGG